GGAACGGCTCTCGCTGCCGTAATCGGCGGAATTTCCGGCGCAGCAGACGACGGTGTCCCGCATGTGCGAGAACTGACCAGCGCAGCCCGCGATATGGGCAGCAGCATGGACGAGGTCAGCGACACCTACCATTCCACGCTGTCCAACATGGAAGCTACTGCCAGCGTCGCGGATCAGTACATCAGCAAGTTGGAGGCCATCGAAGCTGCCACCAACGGCAATACTGCCGGGAACGCCGAGTATCACGATACCCTTGCTCGCCTGTCTGCTCTGGTGCCCAGTCTTGCGGATGATATTGACCTCGAAACGGATTCCATCAAGGGCGGCACCGAAGCTCTGCGCCAGCACGCGAATGCTTATGCGGACGATGTAAAAGCGCAGGCTCGGCAAGAGTACCTGAACGGAATCTATGAGCAGTACAACGATGTGCTGGTCGAAAGTGCGGCGAATGAAGCGAAGCTGGCTGCTGCACAGGCAAAGGTCGAAAAATCCAATGCCGGCATGGACGCAACTTACAGCAAGCTGCTTTCCACGCTCGGTATGACGGACGAACAATTCAAGTCCACTTATGGCACAGTTCAGGATATTCCTTGGCGTTCCATGGGCGAGGATGTGCAGCAGCTGCGCACCGAGTACATGGGCTACTCGGAAGACCTCGCTACCGCCCGGCATGAAGTCGAAAACTACACCGAGGCCGTAGAGCAGGATCAGGAAGCCATCGATGCAGCTGAGGCCGAGTATCGGGAAGCCGTCGATGCAGTCAATTCCCTGAACGCAGCGCAGGAGGACGCTGCCAGCAGCGCCAACAGCGTAGCCGAGCAGCAGCAGACCGTAACCGACGCTATCTCCAATGCCGAAACCGAGATTCAGGACATCGTATCGGCCTACAATGACGCTTTTGACGCTGCGTACAAGAGTGTCAGCGGCCAGTATGACCTGTGGGATTCTGCCGAAAAGGTCGTGGCCACCTCCGCATCGAGCATCAACTCTGCACTGGAAAGCCAGATTACCTACTGGGATAACTACAACCAGAACCTCGAAAAGCTGAACGAGCGGGCCGCTGACATTGACGGTCTGAACGAGGTCATAGCCAGTTTTGCTGATGGCAGCAAGGATTCTGTCAACGCCATTGCTGGTATGGCATCCGCTTCTGACGCTGACCTTGCGAAAATGGTAGAGAACTACCGTTCCCTGCAAGAAGCACAGGAAAGCACCAGCGATAGCCTTGCCGACCTCCAGACCGGGATGAGCAACGCTCTGGACGAAATCGCACAAGACCTTTCAGATTCCGTGTCCGGCATGGATTTGAGCGATGAGGCAGTCAAGAGCGCGCAGGCAACGATTCAGGGCTTTATCGACGGTGCGGAGAACATGACTCCGCTCGTCAAAGAAGCCTACGGTCGGGTGGCCTCGGCTGCCACCTCTGCTCTGTCCACCGCAAACTCCAACTACAATCTGCACCAGCGCAGAGGCAATATTCCGGGCTATGCAGTCGGTACGGAATCCGCTGCGCCTGGCTTTGCCATCGTCGGCGAGAAAGGCCCGGAACTGGTCTACTTTGATGGCGGCGAAACCGTTCTGACCGCAACCGAAACTCGCACTGTTCTTGACAAGGCGGAACGTCTTTCTGCACTGGACTCCGAAATCAAATCGACGAGAGAGTTTTCAGATTCGTCAGAAATTCAGAAGATTGTCGAGAAAAGAAACGAATACAATGCGCTTCAAAAAGAAGCAAATTCGTATAGTTCTCTGGTAAAGAGCGTTTCCGAGTTGGTCTATCTCGGCGGGAGTTACGCAGCCGGAACAGATTCAGCCAAGAGCGGCCTTGCTTTGGTCGGCGAGAAAGGCCCGGAACTGGTCTACTTTGGCGGTGGGGAAACAGTTTCGACCACACCGGAAACCCGCGCAGCGTTCAACGAGGCGCGGCAGCTGGAACAAATCACCAGCACAAATACTATCGACCTGTCTGCTGTCTGGGATGCCATCCGTGAGGAAAAGGAAGCCCAGACGCTGCGTGAGGAGTACAGTCGGTATGCAGAAACCGTCAATGGCAGCGGTTCGGTCTACTTCAACGGCGGCGAAACTCGCTCCGTTACGGAAGTGCAGCTGCCGAGCGGCTCTGCATCTGACGGCTCCAACGCCAGCAGCGCGGCTCCTATCACCGTTGCGCCTGTTTACCACATCTACGGTATGCGAGATACGGATGAACTGCGAAGCGTCCTGAACGCCCAGAATGACGACCTCCGGGAAGCTGTGCTGGAAATCGTGAGCGACAACGACACCGATAATTTCAGGAGGGGTTACGCATGAGCAAAACCTACACCACCGTGCAGGGCGACCGATGGGACAGCGTGGCATACACGCAGCTCGGCAGCTGCGCCCTTGCGCCCCGCCTGATGGCTGCGAACTCGCAGTATCTGAACTATTTTGAGTTTCCTGCCGGAATCGTTTTGACGCTCCCGGAAATCGAAACCAAGACCAGTTCGACCCTGCCGCCGTGGAAGAAGGTGGTCACATGAGCGATGAAAATACTGCCCGCCATGCCGAGTGTACGGTGGAGTTTGACGGTGTGGATATTACCAGCAGCATCGCTCCTTACCTGCTCTCCCTGTCCTTTACGGACAACGAGGAAGACGCCAGCGATGACCTGCAAATCAAACTCCAAGACCGTGAGGGTGTCTGGATGACCGACTGGCTCCAGAAGATGATAGACGGCGATGTATCGGCTGCATCTTCCGATGGCTACAAGGTCGGCGATGTGGTGCAGTTCCTTGGCGGTCCGCACTATAAGGCATCCACTGATAAAAAGGCAAATGGCAACCCAAAGGCTGGACCTGCCAAGATCACCATCATCAAGCAGGGCGCGCTTCATCCGTACCACGTCATCCACACCGATGGCACATCTCGCGTCTACGGCTGGGTGGATGCCAGCGAGATCTCCGGCAAGTCTGGCAGCGGCTCTTCCGGCTCCTCCTCCGGCAGCGGAGAAGAAAGCTTGAAAATCCGGGCTACCATCACCGCCTGCAACTGGCACAGTGATGGCAAAGATGAAGCACTGGACTGCGGAACCTTTGAACTGGACAGCGTGGTTGCGTCTGGACCGCCCGGCATTATCACCATCAAGGCCATTGGGCTGCCCTACACGAGCCAGATCCGGCAGACCAAGCAGAGCAAAGGCTGGGAAAAGTACAAGCTGTCCGGCATTGCCAATGAAATGGCATCCAAGAACGGCATGACGACCCAGTTTCTTGCAAAGAAAGACCCTGAGTACAAGCGTGTGGAGCAGTACCGCTGCTCCGACATCGACTTTTTGCAGCAGCTTTGCCACGATGCAGGGCTGTCGCTGAAATGCACTGATGGCAAAATCGTCATCTTTGACCAGCAGGAGTACGAGGGCAAGGACGCTGTGTGGACTACCACGCTGGGCGACAAAAGCTATATCAAGTATAGTCATTCACTCGGTCAGGCCGGAACACAGTATGCGTCCTGCCGGGTATCTTACGTTGGGCCTGACGGAAAGGCTATCGAGGGCATTGCCTACGTTAAGGACTACGATGCCAAGAGCAAGACCAATCAGCAGCTGGAAGTCTACGCCCCGGTCACGAGCAAGGCAGAGGCGAAAGAACTGGCTGCAAAGAAACTCCGGCTCTACAACAAGTATGAGCGTCAGATAAGTTTTACCTATCCGGGCGACCCCGGAAAAGTTGCTGGACTGACGTTCAACGCTGACCAGTTCGGACCGTGGGATGGCAAGTACATCGTGAAGCAGTCTAAGCACACGGTGTCCGGCTCCGGCGGGTACACGACGCAAGTCACTGGCCGTCATACGCTGGGAGGTTACTGATGAACGTGAACGTCGATGTTCGCATCGGGAAAGTCACCGATGTGAACAAGAAAAAACGCCTTGTGCGCGTGAAGTTCGAGGACACCGGGATTACATCTGGCTGGCTGCCTGTGATGCAGCACTACAAGGCTATCGTATACACCGAGGAGGCGGGGCTGCACGATCACCAGTTTACGCACCCGGCTCCGTATCCACTGAAAATCCTCAACACCCAGAACGGCACCCGCCAGATTTGGGACGAAGAGGAAAAGGTCACAGGAGCGGACAACTCGACCAACCACCAGCACAAATCCCATGTGGTGTGGTGGGTGCCCGCTATTGATGACATCGTGATCTGTCTGTACCTGCCGTGCTTCAACGCTGACGGCTTCGTGTTGGGAGGGATTTATCCGTGATTGTTGGATGCCTCGGAGACATTATCTTTGCCGTGTTCGATGGTTACGTCAAAACCATCAAGGACATGGTGCAGAGCGTGTCTGCCAGATACACCACCCACCAGCGAGCCGGAGGCAAGGCTCTGGCCGAGTTTACGGGCACGGATGCCGACACCATCACGTTCGACATTGAACTTTCGGCGTACCTTGGCGTGGCTCCAAGCAAGCAGCGCGAGATCCTGAAGGGGTATGTCGATAATCACACGACGCTGCCGTTTGTCCTCGGCAACGAAGTCTTCGGTAGTTATCGGTGGGTCATCAAATCCGTGAAATTCAAGACCAAGTACACAGACGCTTTCGGCGTTCCGACATGGATTACTGCGAGCGTCACTTTACTGGAATATCCGAGAGAGTGAGGCGATTTTATGAGCAATTATCTGGTGTCGGCAAATGACCTGACCGCCATTTCCCTCGGCGAGCGGGATACCGTGGCCAGCGTTCTGCAGAACATCGCCGTCATCCTATCCACGCCGAAAGGCACCGTGCCGGGCTACCGGGAGTTTGGCATCGACATCTCGGACATTCTTGACCGCCCGGAAAACGTGGCGCAGCCTATGCTCTGCGCCGCCATCAAGGAAGCCATCGAACGGTTTGAACCGAGAGCCACCTATATGGGGACTACGTTCAAATCCTCCAAGGACAACCCCGGAACGATGCTTCCCGTTGTGGAGGTGAGCATCAATGCGTAGTACCGCAGACCACCAGTTCATCAGCACCGACGTTGACGAGCTGGATGCACTGCTCTGTGCGGGGTATGAGCAGCTTTTTGGCACATCCGTGCGCCCCGGTAGCCCGGAACGGCTGTTCATCTCGTGGATTGAGGACGCGATAATCTACGAGCGTGCCCTCAACAATCACGCTGACAACCAGAATCTGCCCAGCCGGGCAGAGGGCGAGAATCTGGATGCGCTGGCGGAGCTGTTCTACTTGCAGCAGCGTCCGCAGCCTACCGCAGCAACCTGTACCATGCGTTTCAACATCAGCGAGGCGCGGCAGAGCGCAATCCTCATCCCGTCCGGCACTCGCGTCACGGACGCAAACGCCTCGCTGTATTGGGCAACCACGGCAGATGAATATGTGCCTATCGGTTCGACCTATACGGACGTTACGGTGGTATGCCAAACCTCCGGCACTGTCGGGAACGACTTTGCAGTCGGCGACATCAACACCATTGTTGATGTGTACGACTACTATTCTGGCTGCTCCAACGTCACGGCCAGCGCAAACGGCAGCGATGCCCCGGACGATGACGAGTTCTACCAGCTTCTGCTTGATAGTCAGGCAGCGTGGTCCAGCGCAGGGCCTGTTGGCAGCTACAAGTATTTCGCGAAGAGCGTGTCTACCAAAATCGCCGATGTGGTGGCGAACAGCCCAAGCCCCGGCACTGTCTGCCTGTACGCCGTCATGGATGATGGCAGCATTGCCCCGGACGAAACCAAGAAAGCGATGGTGGAGGTTTGCTCTGCCGATGAGGTACGGCCTCTGACGGACCACGTCATTTCTGGTGATCCCGATGTGGTGAACTACAACATCGACCTGACCTATTACCTGACCCGCGATGGAGATATTTCTGCTGCGGACGCACAGACCCGCGTAAACGAGGCTGTGCAGCAGTACATCAGCTGGCAGTCCGGCAAGATGGGCCGGGATATCAACCCGGACAAGCTGCGGTATCTGCTGCTGGAAGTTGGCATCAAGCGCGTGGACTTGCAACAGCCCGTTTTTACCCCGCTGGAAGATGGCAAACCGTCCGTTGACCTGACCTCCGACAAGGTGCCGCAGGTAGCAAAGGTGGGCACGGTCGCGGTGAAGAGCGGAGGGTACGAGGATGAATAACGGCCTGACCGCCGAGCGGATGATGGATTCTTTCCCGCTTGCGCTCCAGAAAGACCCGAAAATGGTTGCTCTGGCGCACTCTATCGCCAACGTGCTGGAGCAGCGGTTGGATGAAATCAACCTCGGTCAAATCTACACGCGCATCGACCAGCTGCCGGAAGACCTGCTGGACATTTTGGCAAAGGACTTCGCCGTAGACTGGTACGACCACGACTACGACCTCGCTGCAAAGCGGCGCACCATCAAGTCCGCGCCCTACATCCATCGTCACCGGGGAACCGCCGGGGCTGTGCTGCGGGGTATCCGGGCTATCTATCCCGGCTCCCGGCTGGAGGAATGGTGGCAGTATGGCGGCGAGCCGTACCACTTCCGGGTCATGCTGGACATGAGCGGCTCCGATGCGTCCTACGTCAGCACCGAACGTGTGCTGTGGGCCATCGGCTACTACAAGAGCCTGCGGTCGCACAACGATGGTGTGTACTACCAGAGCACGTTCGGCATCGAGATCGTGACCAGCAGCGGCTATATCGTGTATGCGGTGCGCCGCTGCGGCACTTTCCCCAAAACGGCCACACAGGGCGGCATCTCCGCTGGGAATATCATCATCGTTACGGACGAGTTCGGCGGCAGCTACGCTCACCCCCGCACCGGGCAGCTTGACGCTGGCACGTTCCCGGCCACGGCCACACAGGGCCGCACTGCCGCCTCGGAAATCGAGGTTTTGACGGTGGACAATGGTGGAGCCTATGCGCCGGAGAAACTGGCTGGAACCTACCCGGAGACGGCCACGCAGGGCTTCGATGATGCGGGGTATGTTGTTGTGCAGACCGCAGACGGCAGCAGAACATACGCGGCCCCGGCATCCGGCGACCTGACAGCTGGTCTGCATCCGGCAACCGCCACATCCGGCGGTACATCAGGCGGAGGGCTTGTTGCCGAGGAATCCGGCCTCGGCGTTTCCTACATCGCAAAGGTGTGCGGCAGCGCACCGGGAATAAATTTTTAAGGAGGTAGCAGCATGATTGATTCGGCTGGCTTCGCAGACCTGCGGGGCTATCTCAAACGGCGCATTGCCTGTGCGCGTTTCCGTGTCGGCTCGACCTACTACACCGTTCCGCTTTCCGGCATCGACATTCTGGCTGATGGTACTGTCCGCGCCAGAGTGTCCATCACCGGGCTGGGCGAGATTACGGTGAACCGTGTGGAACTGCTCAACTCGGACAATCAGGTCTGGGCGCACGAGGACGTAAACATCAAAATCTCAACAGGTCAGACTGGTATCCTGTACTGGTTTGACTTCACGTTCACCGAGAAGAAAAAGGAGGAATGACCGTGTACGCAAAAACGGTATGGCTTGACCCTGTAACGGACAAGCCCGGTCTGTACGTCATCACCGACAACCATGACGGAACATGGACCATCAC